AATACTAATTCAGCATCTTTTGATGTATTTCAAGATGCAACTAAGATTACAGGTTTAACAAATGCAGCTAGAGATAGTAACGAATTTATTTCTACTGTTACTACACAAAATACAGCTTTTAATTGGAAAGATGCTGGCACTCATGGTCAACCAGAAATGAGGTCGCCAAACTCTAATCAAGGTAGTCCAAGCACTCATGGTCACCCCTCTAGTTGGACAAACGATAGAGTAACAGTACAAACTTCTGGAACTGGTTATACTGCTGGTTATGCTATGTTTGTGTTTGATTTATCACATAACTTTGAAACTGCTATATGGCAAAGACAAGATGCTATGCCAGATTTTAATACTGGTAATACTCACAACCAACCTTATCAAGCCTACAGTGGAGTTTTTATTAATTCAACTGATTTTCCAGTTGGTAAAAATCCTCAATACAATGGAAGTTCAATATTTAGACCAGCAGGTGTTGATACTGGAGGTAATAGTTATGGTACTTATGCTCCTAGTCATTACTTTGACTCAATTATGACAAATACTGTGCAAACAGCATTTAGTGGCGATAGCTTTTCTGATTCTAGTCATGCTGGAAGTGGTAATAATTCAACAAATATTACAGGTAATAGTCATGGAACAATAATTAGACACTACATGAATACTGGGTCTGGTAGAGATTTACCTTATGGAGTTGGAGCTGATAATAATGCAAGCACAAATGTATTAACTCTTGGTTTTTTAAGTGGTCAAGGAACTTCAAAACTTAACTATGGACAACACTCTGTTACTCATAGTGGTAGTGGTAGGTTTCACTTAACAGCTGGAGATGCAAACGGAAACTCTGGAAGTAGATTTATGGGTCTTTCAACAAGACATATTACAAATGCATCATTTGGAACTTTAACAGAAACTGTAGCTAGTGCTACTGGCTCTTTTGAAGGCACTACTATAACTGCTGGATCTTCAACCACAAAAATGGGAGCTGTTATTACATATCAAGACAATGCTGGAACTAATACTTTAAACACAGATATAATTTTAAAATTATCTGCTGACAACGGCAGTAATTATTCTACAGCTACTCTCACAGCTTTACCAGATTTTGCTACGGGTATAAAGATGGCTAAGGTAAATGATTTATCTGTAACAGCAGGAACACAATTAAAATATAAACTAGAATTTGCTAACCAAGCTAATGGTAGTAAAGAGGCAAGAATAAGAGGAGTATCATTACAGTATTAACATGACATCAGAGATTAAAGTAAATACTATTAAAAAAAGTTCAGGATCAACAATAACAATTGGCGAATCAAATGATACAATTAATGTTACAAAAGATGCTGTCTTTTCTACACTGCCGACAAAATTGTTGTATCAACCACAAGGAACATCTTCAAACCCAGTTGTATTTACAGTTAAAGTAGATTCAAAAACTTCTGGAAATGTATACAATGGTCAAGGTAGTTCAAATGCTTATTATATAAATGATTTAGAAGCTCCATCTTTTTTTATTAACGGAAGTGATACAGCATCTTACGAATACTATTATAGATTTGATCAATCAGATTCTTCCAATGGTAGTGGTGGGGGACATCCTTTACGTTTTTATTTAGATAGTGGTAAATCACAAAGTTATACTACAGACGTTACTACTAACGGGACACCTGGTCAAGCAGGAGCATACACACAAATAAAAGTTGGACCTTCTACGCCACATATTTTGTATTATCAATGTACCAATCATGGTCTTATGGGAAACAGAATTTACAACCCTGGTTCAGAAACTTTTAATACGGGTGGTGCTGCTTTAAGATTACCAGGAGGCACAGGAAATCCAGGTCAATTTATTGGTTATGGTAGTGTATCAAATGGTATTAATGCTTTGTCTTGGTCTAATCCATCTGAAACTAAACCAACTATAACTGGTATAAGCCCATCTGTTATTACAAACGATGCTACCAATGTAGTAATAACAGGAACTAATTTTGTTTCAGTTCCTCAAGTAGAAGCAATAAATTCTACAGGTTCAAGCATTGCAGCTAATTCAGTTAGTTTTTCAAGTGCAACATCTGTAACAGCAAACTTTACTTTACCAGTTGATGGTACATATTTTATAAGACTAGAGAACAATGATGGTAACGCTGTTCGCACAGGATCAGCTTTACTTACAGTATCTGATGTTCCAGGTTGGACTACGAGTGCAGGTACACTTGGTACTTTTAGTGCTGGTGCTAATGTTGGAACAATTACTATTTCAGCAACAAATGCTGTATCATTTGCAATTACATCAGGTGCTTTACCTGGTGGATTATCTTTGAATACTGGTGCAGGATCTGCTACAATAACAGGAACAGAATCAGGGACTTCTTCTACTACAACGTATAACTTTACAGTCACTGCAACTGATGCTCAAGGTCAAACTGCTCCAAGAGCATTTAGTATTGAAATATCAGTTGGGCAACAAAACAGTTTGAGGTTTGATTAATGTCATATTTAAGTCACGCAGTAAGTTCAACAGGAAATAGAAAAATATTTACCATAAGTGCATGGATAAAATGTGATATTAACGAAACAAACAAAACTATATTTGGTGCAGGTACAGCAGGATCAAATACTGGTAAATTTTATTTTGCAATTAGCAGTGGTCAAATTAGAATAGGTGGTGGAGCAAGTGTGTATCTTGTATCAGATAGATTATTAAGAGATGCATCTTCTTGGTATCATGTAGTTTGTGCATTTGACACAAGTCAAGGCACTGCTGCAAATAGAATTAAGTTTTATATAAATGGACAACAAATAACTTCTAACTACAGTACAGCAAACTATCCAACTCAAGATCAAAATACTCCTGTTAATGAAAGTGGTAAACAAAATACTTTCGGTGCAGAGCAAGGTGGTGGCGAGCAATGGAAAGGTTACATGACACACATGGTTTTAGTAGATGGAGCACAATTAACTCCAAGTAATTTTGGAGAAACAGATGCAAGCACTGGATCTTGGAAACCTAAACCAGAACCAACTGGTGTAACTTATGGCACCAATGGTGTATTTATGAAATGTGAAAATTCAGGTAATCTTGGATTAGACTCTAGTGGTCAAACTAATAATTATACAGCAAACAGTTTTAACACAAATGCACAAACTTCAGATAATGCTAGTAATAACTTTGCAACACTTAATCCTACTGTAACCAGTGAAATACAGTATTATTATAATAATCTTCTTAACGGTAATTTAAGAAATGCAACAACTCTTGGAGGTAACAATAGAAAAGGTTGGCCAGCAGGTACATTAGCTGTAAACAAAGGCAAATGGTACGCAGAATATTTTTGTGAATACATAAGCAGTCAAAATGCTTCTGGTGGTCCTGGAATATATGATTATGATTTTGCAGTGCAGGATTACAATGGAGTTCCTTGCGCAACAGCAGGTGGTATACTCTACGATCCTTATGGTAGAATAAGATCAGCTGGAAGTGATGCTGGAAGTTATCCTACTTGGACAACTAATGACATTATTGGAATTTACATGGATCTTGATAACAATGAATTACGTTTTTCTAAAAACGGTACTTTGATTAATTCAGGCAATTCAGTAGCAACTATTACTCATCCTTCTTCTGCACCAGGAAATGATTATTGGACTTTTTGTCCTTATGATGAATCAAGTAATGCCTTTGATGCAAGCATGAATTTTGGTCAACCTAATTCTTATTTTGGGTCATGCACCAATGCTGACAACGCAGGATTTGGAAAGTTTAAATATTCACCAAGTATTAGTGGTACGCACTATTACTCACTTTGTACAAAAAATATAAACACATACGGATAGAACATGGCATATACAACTGTAAACAAACCAAGAGATTATTTTAATAACATGATGTACAACGGTAACAATGTTGATGACAACCAAATAAACGGTGTAGGTTTTAAACCTGCAACTCTTTGGATAAAAGATTTGGATAGAGGGTCTAACCATGTGTTTACAACTACAGGTATTGAACCAGCTATATTAGAAACACAAGGATCTGGCGCTCAACAAACTGGACCTTTATCATCAACAAACACATTACATTCAGATGGATTTACAGTAACTGGTAACAATAATGATACCAATTACAACACAGATAGATTTATATCATTTTCTTGGAGAGGTGCAGGGTCAGCTTCAACAAACAATGATGGGACAATAACATCAAATGTAGATGTTAATACAACATCCAAATGTAGCACAATACAGTGGACAGGATCAGGTGCAAATGGCACGATTGGTCATGGTTTAGGTGTAACACCAAGTTTTGCTATAATGAAATGTGCTAGTAACAGTTCAAGAGATTGGGTTGTATATCATGCACATCTAGGTGGATCAATTGGACTTAGATTAAATCTTGATAGTGGAGAAAACTCAGCAGGAACATATTTTAACGATACTTCTCCTAATAATTCTGTATTTTACTTAGGTTCAAATGCTAATACAAATTCAGGAAGTATGATTATGTTATGTCAAGCAGATGTACCAGGTTATTTTAGAGCAGGTAAATATGAAGGAACAGGAAATAACAATGGTCCATTTGTTTATACAGGTTTTAAACCTGCTTTTGTTCTTGCAAAAATGAATTCTACAGGTGGTTGGTTTATGTGGAGCTCGGACCCTAGTAATGCTGATTCACCAGACGGAACTCCTACAAGTGGTTATGATGACAGTAGCACGGTTAACCAACAAAACTATTCAAACGTTATGAAAAATAGAACACTTGCTAATACACAAGCAGGCAACGATGTTAGTAATGACAACAGAATAGATTTTCTTTCTAACGGTTTTAAAATTAGAGACAACAGCAGTTCATATAACCAAGGCAATGTTCCTACACTTTGGGCAGCATGGGCACAGTTTCCTTTGGTTGGAACTAACAACGTAATAGCGACGGCGAGATAATGTCAGAAATTAAAGTAAATGCCTTAAAAAAACGTAACGGTTCTACCATAACTATTGGAGAATCAGGTGATGTTGTAACTATTACACCAGGTGTTACTGGCACTACAATAACATCTGGAACTGTAGCTAACGCTCGTTTGGTAGGTAGTGGTGCAATAACAATAAATGGATCGGCAGTATCTCTTGGTGGCTCTGTTACAATAGGAGAAACTAAACCAACAGTTACTGGTGTTACACCAAGCACAATACCTAACACAGCAACTAACGTTGTTATAGCTGGTACAAACTTTGTATCAGTGCCACAAGTAGAAGCTATTTCTTCTACAGGAGCAATAACAGCAGCAAACACTGTAACATTTACAAGCGCTACGTCTATTACAGCTAATTTTACTCTGCCTGTAGATGGTACTTATTTTATTCGTGTAGAGAATAATGATGGTAATGCGGTAAGATCTGGTGCAATACTAACAGTATCTGATGCTCCGACATGGACAACAGGAGCTGGTTCTCTTGGCACTATAGCAGGTAATTTTTCAGGGACTGTTGCAACAGTGGCAGCCTCTGGTGACAGTACATTAGCTTTTTCAGAAGTAACAAGTGTGTTGACAAATGCATCACAAGCAAACTGCTCGCTAAATTCATCAACAGGTGTTATAACTACAACTGATTTTGGTGGATCGTCAACATCTGCTACGACGTATAACTTTACGCTTCGTGTCACTGATGCAGAAGGGCAGACAGCTGATCGTGCGTTTTCATTAACATCTAGTTTTGAATTAGATAGCTCAGGAAGGTTTGGTGCTTAATGGCTAGTACATTTTTACAAAAAGATTTTGGTAGTGCAGGTAACAGAAAGATATTTACTTTTTCTACATGGTATAAATTTACAACAGGAGATCCAGCAGGAAGTCATGTTATTTTTAGTGCTGGCTCTGCAAGTAATAATTATTGCCAATTAAGAATTAGACAACAAGACTACATTCAACTTGAAGATGAAACAGCAAGTGGAGTTAATTGTTCAATATCTACAGCTGGGTTTTTTAGAGATCCAACTGCTTGGTCACATCTTGTTGTTCGTGTAGACACAACACAGGGCACTGCTGCTGATAGAGTAAGATTTTATAAAGATGGAGTTTTATTAAGTACAGGTACTGGCTCTCAACCAGGACAAAATACAGATTTACAAATGAATAATAACATAGGACATGCAGTAGGCACTCTTTGGAGAGGTAGTAATTCTGGTGGAGAATATGAAGGATATCTTGCACAAACAATATTTTGCGATGGTCAATCTCTAGCTCCAACATCATTTGGTCAATTTGATTCTAATGGTGTGTGGACACCAATTGCTACACCATCTGTAACTTTTGGATCAAATGGTTTTAAAATAGAATACAAAGGTAGTGGAACTTCTGCTAATTCTAGTGGATTTGGAGCAGATACATCTGGTAATAATAATCATTTTGCTACCACTAACTTTAGTACAAATGGTAACAATGTAAAAGATGCACCTATTAATAATTTTGCAACTATAAATACTCTTGCTACTGAAGCTACCGTTTCAGAGGGCGGATTGAAATCTACCACAGGTAATTCTAGAAGAATGAGTGGACCAAGCACGCTTGGGGTAAGGAAAGGTAAATGGTATATGGAATACAAAATTACTGATATAAATTCAACCAGTATGACTGTTGGTGTCGGTAATGATCAAGGTGCTCTTTTTAGTGACTTTAGAGAAGGTGTAGATTGGTGGAATGCTAGCAATTCATATGCGTATCAAAGCGACGGCTATAAAAGATCAACTGGAGTCAATGCAAGTTATGGAGCTTCGTATACCACAGGAGATATAATAGGCATTGCTTTAGATATGGATAATAGAAAATTATACTTTTCTAAAAATGGTACGTTTCAAGACTCAGGCGATCCTACTTCTGGGTCTACAGGAACAGGAGCTGCGTTTTCTGTAACAGAAAACTTATTCAATAAACCACTTACTTACTTTTTTACTTCTAGTGATAATAGTAGCTCAGCAGGAGTAACTGTTGAAGCAAACTTTGGTAATCCAAGTTTTACTATTGCTTCTGGTAATGCCGATGCAAATGGTTATGGTAATTTTGAGTATGCAGTACCGTCAGGGTATTACGCTCTTTGTACAAAAAATTTAGGAGCTTACGGAGGTTAACATGGGCGTATTTACAACAATTAATGATGGAACAGCATATTATCAAAACTTAACTTACACAGGAAATGGTAATACAAGCAGAAGTATAACTTACACAGGTAATTCAAACATGCAACCAGACTTATGTTTTGGTAGAAAAACAAATGCTGCTGGTGATAGTTGGTATTGGGTAAATAGTATTACTGGTGCGACTGAAAGAATAATGTCTGATAATGCTCTTGCACAGGACAGTAATGGCTTAGTAAGTTTTAATTCAGATGGATTTACTGCTAATGGCAATGTTAATGGTAATACCAATGGACAAAGTTATATCAATCATGGTTTTCATGCTGCCGGTAGCAATACATCAAATAGTGATGGATCTATAACTGCAAATATTAGGGCCAACACAACATCTAAATTTTCTATTATTAGATACACGGGTAATGGATCTAATGGAGCTACGATAGGACATGGTTTAGGCGTAGCACCAGACACAGTATTTATTAAAAGAACAAGCAGTGCAGATGATTGGGCAGTTTGGCATAAAAATTTAGGTGGCGCTACATTAAGATTAAATACTAGCGCTGGTGAAAACAGTGGTAAATGGAGCGCTTTTTTTAACTCAACGGTACCAGGATCAAGTGTAATTACATTAGGCACCGACAGTCAAGTAAATGCAAATAGTTTACAATACATAGCTTTTGTTTGGGCAGAGGTGCAAGGTTTTTCTAAGTTTGGAACTTATTCAGGAAATGGTGATTCTAATGGACCTATGGTCTATACAGGATTTAAACCGTCAATGGTAATAAGCAAAATAGCAAATTCAGGAGATACAGGAAACTGGCGTATTAATAACCAAGCTAGTGATGGTGGGGTAAACGTTATTAATGTTTGTAACAATTTAAATGAAAACATTGCAGACTTTGACCAAAACAGTTTTGATTTTTTATCTAATGGTTTTAAAGTAAGAGATGGTGCTGGAGGTAATACTAATAATAAAACATATTGTTATTGGGCTTGGGGAACAAGACCTTGTGTATCTGCAAGCGGAACACCAGAAACAACATTTTAAATTATGCTGTTAGGTAATACAGCCTTTGCCGAATCAGCTTTTTCATCAGCTGCCGGATTAAACATAACTGTTGTAGCAGACGGTCAACAAATAACATCTGGTATAGGTACACCTACAGTAACACCAATTACTCTTGTTACACCATCAGGTCTTGTAGCTACATTTAGTGTAGGAGACATTACTGCAGAATCTAGATATTTTCCAACTGGTGTAGCATCAACTTTTGGTTTAGGAACTACAAATGTAACAGGTGACGCACTTGTAACACCTGCTGGATTACAAATTACATCTGCGCATGGCACTGTAACCATAGACACAACTGCAATAGTTGATGTAGTTGGAGTTCCAGCAACACTAAGCCTGGGAACTGTTACAGTTTCTGGTAGTGCAAACGTAAGTGTTTCTGGAGTTTCCTCGACATTTAGTGTAGGAGATGTTACACTAGAATCTAGGTATTTTCCTGCTGGTGTGCAGGCATCTTTTGGTTTAGGCACAGTAATCGTTACAGGTTCTGCGTTAGTAATACCAACTGGTGTAAGTATAGCTACACAAGTAGGAGATCCAAAATTAACAATCTGGAATGGTGTAGACGATTCTAGTGGAAATACATGGACTGTCGTTCCAACAGGATAAGGAGAGAAAATGGCTGATTCGACAATATTAAATTTAGACCTCCAGACAACTGGTGCAAATGCTGGTACATGGGGATCTAAAACAAACGATAATTTAGAAAAAATAGAAAACGCAATAAAAGGATATGCAAACATATCTATTACAGGGACATCACAAGCTTTAACTGTTGCAAGTGGTGGCACAGGAGATCAACAAAGTAGAGCTATATTAAATTTAACAGGTACGCTTTCTGGTGCAACAGCACTTACATGTGAAGCAAACCCTAATTGGTATATCATAAAAGACGCAACAACAAGAGCTGGTAATTCACTTACTTTTGGACCTTCTGGTGGTAGTGCAGTAACACTTACAGCAGGTGCAATACATTTAATTTATACAGATGGTACATCAGCGTTTCAAATACCAGAAAATTTAGCTAACATGGCATTGTCAGGTACACTTACAGTGTCAGGTGACGTGTCATTTGATGGTGGATCTTTTGTATACAACCAATCAGGTGCAGCAGTAGACGCTAGATTTGAAGGCGATACTGATCAAAATTTGTTGTTAACAGATGGTAGTGCTGACAGAGTTAGTATAGGAGCTCCAACACCAAACGGTAAATTACATATAAACCAATCTTCAGCTTCTGGTGCAATACCAGTTTTACAATTAGAGCAATTAGATACTGACGAAGCTTTTACAAATTTTGTAGGAACATCAGCATCTAACAGTTCTAAAAGTTTATCTAGTTCTACGGCAAGTGCAGGAACAAAAGCAGGAGCAATAAGAGTTAAGATAAACGGAACAGAACGTTGGATTAGATTTTATACAAGTGGTGAGTAATGCCGTTAGTAAAAATAGAATTAGCACCTGGAATAGATAAACAAGACACTGAGTACGGTGCAGAAGGGCGCTGGGTAGATTGTGATAATGTTCGTTTTAGATACGGACTACCAGAAAAAATAGGTGGTTGGGCAAAGACTACGCCAGACGCTTTGTTAGGTGCAGCAAGAGGAATTATAAATTGGTTTTCATTAGATGGAGATCAATATTTAATGACAGGCACTAACAAAAAATTATACGTTTATCAAAATCAAGCTTTTCATGACATTACACCAATAAGAGAGACTGGTGCATCAATAACTAATTTTACAACAACCAACACATCTACTTCAGTTACAGTTACAGACGCTACACATGGTGCTGTAGAGGGTGATTTTGTTACTATATCTAGTGTTTCAGGCACAGCTAATGGCATCACAGCAACAAATTTACAGGGTGAGTTTGAAATACAATCTGTAATAGACACAAACAATTATGTAATTACAGCAAAAGCAGCAGCTAGTGGTACTGGTGCTAGTGGTGTAACAGGCACAGCAGAGTATCAAATAAATACTAGACCTTCATTTTCTATACAAGGATATGGATGGGGTGCAGGACCTTACGGTGGTGCATCTGGAGGACCTGGCTGGAATAAATCTCGTGCAACCCTTGCAGCACCTAACAGTGTGCAACTTGATTCAGGTAAATGGTCATTAGACAATTGGGGCGAAGATGTGTTAGCACAACAACTCAACGGTAGTTTATATTATTGGGACACATCAGCTAGCACGTCAACAGTGCAGCGTGCAAATAGAACAGCAGTTTCTGGTGCACCTACATCTAGTAGGTTTGTATTAGTTTCTGGTACAGATAGACATGTAATATGTTTTGGTACAGAGACAACCATAGGCACGCCGTCAACTCGTGATGACATGTTTCTTCGTTGGTCAGACCAAGAAGACCCTGCACAATGGACACCTACATCTACAAACACTGCTGGATCTCAAAGATTAACTGATGGATCTAAACTTGTAACAGCAAAACGTTCTCGTGGTGCTGTGCTTGTGTGGTCTGATACTGCATTGTATCAAATGCAATTAATCGGTGCTCCTTTTATATTTGGTTTTCAACAATTAGGTTCTGCGTGTGGATGTGTAGGCCAGCATGCAGCAATAGAATCTAACGGTAGATCTTATTGGATGGGCAATGATTCTTTTTTTATGTTTGATGGTTCTGTGCAAAAAATACCTTGCAGCGTAGAAGATTATGTTTTTAAAGATATAGACGAAGCTTCACAAAAAGATACCTTTGCAGGATTAAATACAGAATTTAACGAAGTAACTTGGTTTTATTGTTCTAGTGGTTCTAACGTAATTGACAGGTCTGTGACTTATAATTATGCAGAAAAAGTTTGGTATGTTGGCAGCCTTGCTAGATCTTCGTGGTTTGATAAAGGAGTGTATGGTTTTCCTCAAGCAATAGAGTTTGAAAATTCTAGCACAGCAGCTACTGTTAGTACAATAACAGGATTAACTGCTGGTAGAAGTTTTTTATATAGTCATGAAAATGGAAAGAATGCTGATGGATTAGCTTTGTCTTCTTTTATTACATCTGGAGATTTTGTTTTACCTCAAGCAGGAGATAATTTAATGTCTATAAAAAGATTTATACCTGATTTTAAAAACCAAGCAGGAGATGTGAGCATAGAATTAAATTTTAAATTGTACCCTACAAGTTCTAGTACTACAAATGGACCTTTTACTGTAACACCTACAACAACTAAAGTAGACACAAGAGCACGAGGCAGACAAGCATCAATAAAAATATCTAACAGTGCAATTGACACTACATGGAGATATGGAACTTATCGTGCAGACGTAAGACCAGATGGAATGAGATAATGGCACAAATAAATATACCTAGATTACCACAAGCACCGCAAGAATATAGTAAAGGACAAATAGATCAAATGATACAGTCATTAGATTTGTTAATACAATTACTTAATACTTCTTACACACCAGAAACATTGAGAGAGGAGGACGAGGCATTTGCCTGGTTTTTAAATTAATGGCCAATACATACAAAAGAGTAATATCTGCATTGACTAACACAGGGGATAACACAGTTTATACTTGCCCTACAGCTACGACTACCATAGTAAAAACAGTAAGAGTGTTTAACGCTAGTGGCGGAGCTGCAAATGTAACTATGAAAGTCAACGCTATATCAATAGATAATGAGTCTAGTTTAGCTAATAATGGCTCAAAAACCTTTGTTTCTGGAGCAGATGTTTTAGAAGCAGGGGACGCATTAAAAATTAACACAAATGCACAACCAATAAATGTGTATGTAACATTTTTGGAAATATCATAATGATTGCCAGTAAGGAAAATACTTGCTATAAGGGGGAATTATGCCTATAAAAGATGACGGAGTAGTAGAGTACGTCGAGATCAACGGAGAACAGGTACCAAAAATTGTTGTTCCGGCTGAAATAACTATTACCAATACTGTAACAGGACAGGAATACGGTTCGGCTAAAGAAGCTGACGACGATGTTGCTAACCCTGCAACTGACACTAAAGCAGAACACATCAGACAAGATGTAGTTATTAGTGCAGCAATTCATAAAATAATAGAAGGACAATCAGGAGACGTATAATGGCTATAAGCAGAAACATAGTAGAAGATAGAACAGTGCCCGGCACATCAATGGGTCCTGCAGGAAGAGGCAGTGTTTCTTTTCGCATGGACAGACCACAAACATTTCAAAAACTGCAAGACATGCTTAGAGGTGGAAGAGACTACCCATCACCAATGCCAATGCCTGACAAACGATTTGATTTTAGAAGAGATATGCCTAATCCAGTACCTATGCCTTCACCAATGCCACCTCCAGGTATGGGTCCTTTTAGACAAATGCCTTTTCCAGATATAATGCCAAGAGGACAGCGCATGCCAGATTTTATGGATATGAATCCAGGACAAGAAGGTTTTCAAATGTTTGCAATGCCAGCGGCAGCAACAATAGATCCATCAGATTACAGAACAATAATAAAAATGATAGAACAAGGATTAGATCCAAACGATTACATGAACCGTGGTGGAATAGCGAGTTTATTAGAATAGTATGGGCTTTTTAAAAAAATTAATGAAAAATCCAATAGTGCAAATGGCATTGCCAGTTGCATTAGGATACGCAGCAGGACCTTTATTTGGTGCACTAGGAAAAGGTAGTGGTTTATTTGCAAACATGTCACCTTTGATGGCAAACGCATTAAAACAATCAGCACTAGGTTATGGTACAGCAGCATTAACAGGAGCAAAAGACCCTGCAAAAGCTGCAATGTATGCAGGACTTACATCAATACCTTTTAGCTACATGTCAGCAGCAAAACAAGCAAACATGTTTAACGAAGCATCATCAGATTTTCAAAATTTAGAACCGTTTACATCTACAAAAACAACTCAAGCACCTTTGTTTAGTAAAGATTCTTTATCTGGAGTTCCTGTAGATGTGTATAATCCACAACAAACTATACAAAATTCTGTTACTAGATTTAATAAAATAGCATCTCCACAAGTTACTCCTATGGAAATTTTAACTGGTCAAATTGATGGTAAAGCTTTGCCTCAAATATATCAACCAACAGATTTAAGTGATCCAGAAGGTATCATTAGTAATTTTGACCCTTACACCGGTGAAGTATTAGATCAAGCTACTAGATTTAAAGCATTTGATCAAGCACCTATGGATTTAGATGCTAATATATTTACAAAAAGAAATCCTATTAAAGCTACAGCGACAGGTGAATTAATTGGTGGAGATCTAGCTACAGACTATGTTCCTACATTAGTATCACAAGGAGCAGGTTTATTAGGAGAATATATAGACACACAAGAAGAGAGAAACGAAGAGAACTGGAGAAAGAACAAAGAGAGAAGAAAAAAAGAATTAGCATTTATGTACGGAGTTGACCCTGATATAATAGAAGGAGAAATGTACAATCCTTATTACACAGGTGCAATGTTTAATGCTGGTGGTATAGCTTCTCTTGAGTCTGGGGGCGCCGTCGATGGCCCAGGTGGTCCAAAAGATGATCTTATAGACGCAAAACTATCAGACGGTGAATTTGTAATGACAGCTAAAGCTGTAGAAAATTTTGGTAACGGTGATCGTTATCAAGGAGCAAAAAAAATGTATCAGATGATGAATTATTTAGATCCAGAATCTGAACAAATGTCGGAGGTTATGTAATGGCATCAGGATTATTAAAGAAAATGATTAAAAAGTCATCTTCAAAAAAATACCCGGCTAAAAAAGTAAAGCCAAGTGGTATAAAGAAAAGAGGTTCTCCTTCAGCAGCTTATGCTAAGATGAAAGGAAAACCTGCTAAAGCTTCTACACTACCAACCCCAACTAAAATGAAAAAGCCAGCTAGTTATGGCAGAGGGTTAGCAGAAGGAACTGGAATAGGTGCAGCAGGAACTTATGCTATGATGAAAAGTAAGGATAAGAAAGCAGCACAAGCAAAAGAAAAAACAAAAAAACAGTTAAGGCAAGCTGTTAATGAACATAGGAGAAGAACAAAAAGCAAGAGCAAACATCACAGCAAATGAATTGGAGGTTTATGGGTCCTAAGGATTCTGAGTGGATACTACAAATATCTAAAGATCACCATAAAGAATCTGATTGGAGTGAAGTAGAGTACAGTGAAGATAAAGTATTAAACTATATTAACACTGCATTAAAAGATCCTAATTACTTTTCTATAGTTGTAGAGGAAGGTGATAAAAAAATTGGATTTATGGCTGGAAGAATACTAGAGTATCCTTTTAGTAAACAAACTTTTGCAAGGGAATTAGACTTATATGTTATTCCTGCGCATAGAAAAAAAATGACTGGAATATTTATGATGAAAAAGTTTTTAGAGTGGGCAAAAATAAAAGGAGCTAGAGAAGCTCGTTTTGAACCACGTCTATCTGATGGTGCCATATCTAAATTTGACGCCATGGCAAAACGCATAGGTATGGAACATTTTGCGAACGCTTATAGGAGGATATTATGAGTTTTGGAGACGGCGATTCCCCTAGCAATACTTCGTTTCAAACGCAGTACACTAGAGACGCACCACAAGTAGAAGCATTAAAACTTGGATTAATGGATGCTGCAAAACAGTATACCATGTTTGGTATGAACGATTTTGCTCCTGTAGATCCTAATGCAAAACCAGGTGACGAAAATTATGGCGAGTATGAATACAAAGGAACCGATGGTCGTTATGATGTTGGAACAAAGTTTTCAGATTTAACTAGAGAGCAAAGAGTAAAAGAAGGACAAGTTGGTGGTCCAGGAGGATTGCCTACACAACCAGTAGCAGAATTTGACCCTATGCAAGAAAAAGCATTTGGGTTAGCAGAATCAGGTTTAGGTGCATTTCAACCATATTTAAATCAAGCAACACAATATACTATGGGATCAACTGCAGCTTATGATCCTAATTCTTATCAAAATTATATGAATCCTTACATGAACGAAGTAGTGTCAGGTATAGAAGATCAATTTGCAAAAGCAGAAAATCAATCAAATTTATCGGCAGCAAAAGCTGGTGCATTTGGAGGAGCTAGACAAGGAGTGCAAAGTGCAGAGTTAGCTGGGCAAAAAGCTAAAGCTGTAGGACAAGCACTTGCAAGTAATTACGGTCAAGCACAACAAATGGCACAAGGTCAATTTCAATCACAAATGGGGAGATTAGGAGCAGCTGGAGGACAGATGGCTGGTCTAGGTGGTCAACAGCAACAGCAACAATTAGGAGATATCGCATCATTGATGTCTGCAGGATCTGTACAACAACAGAGAGAGCAACAACTAGCAGATGCAGGTTATCAACAAAGCTTGCAACAATTGTATGAACCATATCAAAGACTTGGATTTACATCTGACATCTATCAAGGCATGCCTTCTAGTGCTATGGCAGTATCTATGGGGACAGCACCTGGTAGTAATCCATTAGCACAAACTGTAGGAACAGGTATATCTGGACTTGCTGCATATCAGGGCTTTAAAAATGTAACTGGAGGCTAAATGAGCCCCTTTCTAAGACCGTTATTTAAACCTATTTTAGACAAAGCATCTCGTGCTGCGTATAAAATGAAACCTACAATGGATGCTGTAGGTGCAAATATATATAACAGTCCTTACTATAAAAATTACATGGATGCTGCTAGAGGAAATCAAGGCAGAGTAAAACAAGCAGTTGCAGTAGGTACACCTATATATGCTTATAACAAAACAACTGATTTGTTTAGAACAACAGATCCTGCAAGCGTAGAACAACCACCTATACAAGAAGATACTAAAACAGATGACAGTAGTATAACAACTTTTCCTGACATACAGCAAGACGATACAGAGACTGTAGATCAAAGCACAGATATAAATGAAGAAACACTTACAGATGACGATAACGTTTCTGACACAGTAACAACTGATCAAGCATTAGTAGAACAATCTAATTTGTATGCAGGGTTAATTGACAATGATAGTTTAACAAGAATAGAAGGATACAAAGACGTCATAAGACAATTTATGGATACTGGTGACGAAGGTCAAGACATGCAAAACATGGCATTACTAATGCAACTTGGCTCTGCGTTAATGTCAGGTAAATCTATGGACACAGGACTAGGAGGATTTATAGACATAGTTGGTCAAGCAGGTATGGCAACAGCTCCTACCTTATTCCAAATGGGCGTAGAAAAAGGAAAAGCAGAACGTGAAATAAGTGCTGCAGCTCTTAACCTGTACATGGATCAAATGGATAAACAAAATGATCGTAGTGGTCCTTTTACAGTTGTGTACGAAAATATTTACAAAACAAATAATGATGGAGGATTAGTCTACGACAGTGCGGGAGATCCAATAGTTGTAGATAAACAAAGAGTTGGTACATTTTATCGTAAGAGCCCAGAAATTAATCAGTACATGGATATTAATAATGCCTTTGGTTACGATAGATTTACATTCATAGACACATCAGCAAGTAAAGAAGGTATAGATATTGCTTCAGGAGCTGGTGGAGAAGCAGGATTTAGATCTAAAGCAGCAATGGATGATCAAGTAAAATATGCAAAGTATGTAAAACGTACATTGGATACAATGGCAGATTATATTATGCCATTAATTATTGGACAAAAAGATGTTTTAACAGGTTTTTGGGGTGGTGTAGGTGAATTAGCTGCTCCTAAAAAAGCTCTATTAGATGCTATAAACGATGGTTTATTTACAGGCAACGGAGCTTTAAACTCAGAAGATTTTAATGCGCAATTAGGTACTATTAACAATGACTTAGTAAATGACATGGTTAATGATAATTACATAGTATTTGAAACACCTACTTATACACAAGTTATTGATGGTCAAGAAGTTGGTTTCTTTGTAGACTATGGAAACAAATACGGATTTAACACAAATCCAGTATATGCTGCAGATGGTAAAACATTAATTGATGCGGGAGAACCAGCATATATTCCTACAAAAAGAGGTATTGATATGTTGTTATCTAACCCTAACCGTTCTGCATTAAAAACATTTGAAACAACATTAGGTTTAACATTAGCTAGAAACAGACAGCCAACAGGTCGTATGTTAGCAGATGTACTTAGAAGATCATTTGAAGAAACAAAAATGACTGGATTAGGTAGTGATCTTGCTACTTCACCTTATCAGGTAATAAACAATTACACTTATATATTTAATGAATTAAATAGAAACATGCAGGAAGCATTAAGATCGTCAGGATTTACAGATGATGTAAATGTTGGCAATGAAAAAGGGTATACATATTCTCCAGACTCATTCAAAATAAAAGGCATGGATAAATATGTTGCATCTTATTATGGATTAAGAGAACAAGACTCTAGATACATACACGATATTCAAGGAGGTCCTGTATTTGGTGCTTGGAAACAATCAATGGGTGGTAACATACAAATGAATGAAAAAGAAGATATTGGAAATATTAATGACATACACAATAACATTATGCAGGAGTTAGAATAGTGAGTAAAAAAGCATCACAAACAGTATTTGCCAACACAGTTCAACCTTTTATTGACCATAAAAATGCGTATCAAGATTACAAAGGTAGAACAGAAGGTGGTATACCTATAACAAAACAACAAGAAAAAATAGAAAAGAATAGAAGATTTCAAAAAGATTATTTTGTAGATCCTGTAACAGCGCCTTTTCAAGCTTTGTTTAATAAAATACCTGGAATAAAAGGCAGCAATTGGGAAGCAGGTAAACAGAATTGGTTAATACAAAGTAAAGCAGATAAAGCACAAAGACAATCAGAGTTAGAAAACTTTAGAGTTTACAGAGAAAAAAGAGATGACGTAAGAGACAAGGTAATAGAAATAGCTGATGCTGCTAGAAAAAAATATGAAGAGACTGGTGATAAAAAATTCTTAGATTTAGCAGTGCAGGGCACCAACGATTTATTGGCTGCATCTAATCTACAGATGAAAGACTTTATAACTGTTGACCCTGAAACATTGGCAATGCGTGATGGTATGGGTCTACTAACAAACAATCCTAATCCATATCCTGTAGTAGAAACAGGTATGTATATAGGTGGAGGTATCTATGGATCTGTAAAAGGTGAACAATTAATGAGAAGAAACTTTTTTACTAATCCTAAAAATGCTCAAGGTAAATATTCTAAAGGTAATTGGTTAAGTAGAAGTGTAGGAGTTGTACTAGGGGGTGCAACAGGAACGGCGGCAGCAGATTATGGATACGAAGTAATGTTAGACATTATGAGTCGTGCAGGGCAGGCAAAACAATGGATGAAAGATGATCCAGGTAGAGCATCTATTGCAGATGCTATGTTAGCAGAAGTAATACCTGACAGCATGGACTTTGGACCTCAAGGTATAAATAGACCTGATCAAAAAACAAGAATAGGAAATGCTATAAACGCATTTAAATGGGATGCAGCTATAACTTCAGCTTTCTTTGGTGCTAGGCCTTTGTACTATGCATTAAGACAAGGTGTTGGAAGTGTTCCGTTTAGA